AGTATCACCTGCACGTTTTTCCCGGTCCAGATCCAGTTTGGCTTTTTGCAACTGCAACTGAATCATCTTGAGTTTCTTGTTCATCTTGGCTGTTTTAGCTGTTAACGCATGTCCCAGCATGGCACCTGCCACTGCGAATATTTCACTGGCATAGCGACTGTCAACGTTAAACGCTAAATCTGACAAGTCACGAAAACTGTCTTTGGCCATTGTTGCTAATTCGTCTAATTCTTCATCTGAATTATCTAAATCTCGGACGCCAGGTAAGGCAGCATCAATCTTGTCAATTGTAGCATCGATTTCAATTAACGCTGTTTTAGTATCTTCTATTGTGAGATTACCAGGAGTGCTAACTTCTGTATCGTTTTCACTTGGCGCCATATCAAAAAGTTCTTCAAGACGTTTAGTAATTTTGTTTCTCCTTAGAAAACCATACTCTTTTACCATTGACTAATCGCCAAGTTTTTCCACGATTGGTATCACCGCAAGACAATTTTTGTTCTTCAGATCTATTTTTATTAGCAATAGAAATTTTTTCTCTTGTTTCTGTTGATCTTGTTATTCCTGTCAGGGCTTTACTAATTTTTTCTTTTCTAGACTCGGTCCAACTCTCTGGAGAAGAACATGATTTTTTAGTTCTTGCGGCTTTTTCTTCAGCACTTAATGTTGATAATAACTGTTTTTGTTTATTAGAAATTTTTTGTTTTGATTGGTCCGAATGTGCAAATTTTCCTTTCATTGGAGATTCCTTACCACGAAAATGTGCAACTCTTTTTTCAATAGTTTCCAATGTTTGTTTTTTTCCTGTTGCGGATATTGACATCTTTTTCCTTGATTCTAATGTGTATTTCTTTTGTTTCTTTAAAGACTCAAATAGTTTACTGTTAACTTTGTATCGCTCTTGATTATTGCTTGTCCTAGACATTGCTATAAAAGCAAATATCATTTTATACATATTATTTCCATCAGTCATCTTTGTTAATAACAAATGACAAATAAAGTGTTCGCGAGCAGTTAACTTTATTAAATTTTCGTTGGAATTATCTCCGCCCAAACTTCTCGGAATAATGTGATGCTTTTCAACATAAACATTAGTAGAAATCTGACGAGATTTAGCCCTATTAATAATAGCGTAATAGGTCTTGGTATACTTGTTTTCCAAAAATAAGTTCATACCATATTTACCGCTTTTGCGGTATAGTACAGGTTATTTTCCGCCGCCCTGATGGAAAAGATCTTGTTCAGTTAGAACGCGAAATTTTAAGCCATTACGGTTGCACCATTTGGTTGCAGATGCCCATTTGGCGTAGTTGATGGCCACGACCATACGGTCTCTGTTGCTCATTTTGCTTTCAATGATGCTTTGTTTTTTGGGTTTGATTTCGATCACTTCTGCAATCAAGGTGTTTTGGCGTGTTCTGTAAGTGATCAAAAAGTCCGGCACATATATGCTTTGTTTTCCTGTAACAGGATTGCGATAAGGGATCTGTATACTTTCACTGGCCCACTGCATCACATTGTCGTTGTTGTCCAGGAATCGCATAAAACTCAACTCCCATCCTGACCTATAACGTGGCACACCTTTGCCCACATATTTGGCAGGATTTTTTACAGTGTAGGGTCCTTGCGCAAACTTGCTCATGCCCGGACATTTCGTGCCGCATAGTAGTTTGGCTGCACAGGTTGTGATACGCCAAGCAAAGTGCTGTTGCTACGTTGATTGTTAAGATAGTAGGCCAGAGTCAAGTTTAGTTCTGCAGTGTTTTCAGTTGTTTGCATCTGCTGTAACAATGACAGTGCAGGTATGCTTTGTTCATTGGAAACTCTAAACAGTGCGGTGGCAAAGTTGGCAGCGGCAGAATCAGTAGTGTATATTGATTTGAAGTAACTGAGAACTGCATCCCACTCATTGCTGTCAACAAACTGCTCATATCCGTAAAAGCTGTCAAACACTCTCACAGTGAGATCCAGATTATAGTTGGTATTATTAACTGAGTTCATGTTCTAGGAGGCGGTTGTTTAGGAAATAACATACTGTTGGCAGAGTTTGCCGCGTTGCGCATTGCGCCCGGTAAACTGTTGCGCAACACATCTTGCTTGACAGCATTTGCATCATTGCGTATGATATTGCTGAGTGGTGTTTTCTTCAGTGTTTGGTTTACATTCAGTGCTTTTTGTACACCACCAATCACATTGGCAAGGCTGCCGCGACCAGACATCAGTGCAGTCAAATCTTCGTAGATGCCCACGCCCGCATCCAGTAGACCGCCTTGTCCCAGCACAGTTGACTGACTGCCAGGGCGCGAGATTGAACTGCGAATTTGATCGTAACGATTGGGATCAGCAAAGCCAACCACATTGGTATCAGGACGCACAGCACCAATGGCACCTGAATAGTATTTTACAGTTTCATATCTTATTGTCACGGTATGTGTCATAATGCCGTTGCCTTGACTGTAGTCATAGGTGTCGTGTTTCCAATCTGTGATCATTGGATTCACCAGCACATAGGCAGCAAACTTGTGCTGATTAAGTCCGTAAATTTTGATATCGCGAAAGAAAGGTGGCTTACCTTCTGGAGCAAATGTTCCATCAGTATAACTTTCACCTATATAACCCCAGTCGTTTACAAATCTATCATTGCTGTAGGTGTCACGTGTGTTGTAGCCAAAGCCTGTGGGTGTGGTTTGTAGATTGCCCGAAGTTCCGTTGGTGTTTGGCACACCTTCATACTGTTGCACAGGATCTTTATAGTAGTAACTGAAGTAGTTGTACCACATGTTGCGAATTAAATCACCACCATCATCATTGAATGTTATGGTAACAGGTTGATATTCAATTTTACTCTGTACCAATCGCTTGCGATTGTACTGATTCATTGTGTCAACTGATATTTGATAACTGGGCAAGTCAATGGTTTTAACCGACAGGCCAATGCTGGCAGCATCGCCGTTGCCAACCATGGCTTGCAAGAATGGGATTGCACCAGAATTTAAATTGAAGAATGTGTGGAAGTTAAACTTGAGTCGTGGTGCAAGTTCGTATCCATTTGTACGAAAGGTTTTACTGGCATGGGTATAATCTCTTAACCCGTTGTCGCCAATAAAACCTTTTAGAAAGTTTTGTCCAAAACTCATTAGACTACTTAGGCGCCTTGCGTGCCACCCAAGCCAGTTACTGTGCCTAGTGTAGTGCCAAGGATGGTGCCTGTTTCGCCAACACCACCACCAACAACCTGGTTGGCATTGTCAAAGGTAATACTCAGTGCAATAGTCATTGCTTCACTGGTTGCGTAATTGGCATCACCATAGTTTACTTCTTTCAAGTAGCAGCCATACAATTCCCATGATTCAAGCACAGTTGGAGCAACAGCACCATTGCCACCGTCAAGTACTTCAAACTTGGTTGTGAACTTGTAATCTGCACCTGCAGCCGCTGATGCCATTTCAAAGAAGTCCAATTGTTTCTGCAGTTGTGATCCAACCAGTTGTTGTACATTGGCTCCGGCATCGTCACGCAAGTTGCAACTTACATCACCCCATGAGTGCTTGCCAGCCATTTTAAGAGTGGAGTTATAGATTGGAATATCTATATTTTCAAATGTCACTGTTGGGCGTGTAAAGTCAATGACTTGTTTGGTCATCTCGGTAACCGGACCACCTTGCACACCAAAATTTTCAAATATCACTCGGAAGCGATATTTTAATTTTGGCATTAATATACCTGTACTGCCTTGGCTAGCGTCACTTGCCAAGGGTACTGTCATTTTGTTTAACGATGCTGAAGCCATAATTTTTATCCTCTGTTACTGTTATTTATGTTATCTATACGTGACTAAAAATAGGGACCGGGTCCCTATTTTATTAGCCTCCGGCAGCAATTTCTCCGGTGTTCTTGATACGAACTGGAATGTAGATAAACTCAACAGCCTTGACTGGCTCAATGGCAATATCAACATACAATTCGTTGCGATCTATACGTGCAGGAGTGTTGTTTGATGCATCGCACACCACTAGATAGTCATAGATACCACGTTTAGCAACCAGGTCAATCATTAGACCGTCAATTGCGTTTTTAATCTGATTGCGTGTGATCTGATCATTTGGTTCAAACAAGAACTGCTTGCCGATGATGTCCAAGCGTCCACGGATGAATGCAACCAAACGTGACACGTTGATACGATCCATAGCGGTTGTAAGGCTTGTGGTTGTTTTGTTACCAAAGTTAGTGATACCAACACCAGGAATGAATGTGATTGGGTTAATTGCATTTTCATACAAGACATCACGCAGACCTTGACGTACACCCAATGATGTGAATTCGCCTGTGGTAGCATTGACATAGCCAAGTTGTACAGCGTTGTCAATTACACCACGACGTGTTCCGGCTGGAGCAAACCAAGGGAATGATACTTCGTCACTGCGAATAATTGTGCGAATCATCATGTGACTTGGTGCTGTCACCACTGGACTACCGCTCAAGTCAGTTGTTTGGCAACTTGGGTAGAATACGCCCATGTATTGATTGCCCACTGTCAAGCCGTCGCCTGTGTCTAGACCTAGACCGTTGTTGTTGCTGGCCCACAGCAGGATGTCTTGTGGATCTAAGCGCAACGGTGTATCACCAATCACAAAGCCTGTGTTGTTGCGCTCGTTGTTGAGTGCAATCATGTTTGGCATCAATTCTGGGTATGCAGGAGTTGCCATCAAGTTGAACTGACGTTGTTCTTCACGAATATCTGTGTTTGTGTCAATGCCCGACTTCAGTGCAGCCACAATCATGGCACGTTGTGCTTGGCGTCCCATGTATGGAGCACCATTGGCTTTTAGTCCACTGGCTGTTACCCAGGCATTGGTCACTGTGGGCAGTGTGTCATCTGGGAATGTGTCAGCATTGAAGTAATCAACTTGGAAACTCTTGACATTGAATCCTGAACGACGTGTGTTGAACAACAACATGCCTTGTGGATACAGTGTAGATTGTGGAGCATCTAGATCTAAATAATCACTGGTCAACAAACTAGTGATAGTTGGGAACGGTGCTGTGATAGGATCTGTAGTGCCGTTTGGTGCCCAACGTGCATCAGCAAATAACACACCATTTTCTGTAGTTTGATCAGTGTTGTCGATGGCCACCCACTGATCAACTCCATTCACTGGCTGCCAGCGATACAGTCTTGGATAGTTTTCTAAATCACTTGTGTCCACCCATAGATCACCAAAAACCAATGGTGATTCTGATTCGTCTGTCTGTGTTGTTGGTGCAGTGGCACTGATAATAGGACCGGTAGCATTGGTTGCACTTAGATCGTAACCACGAATATCGTTTGTCACGTTCTGATAACCTTGCCATGTGCCATTGTCTTGAATCATGATGTCAACTTGATCAGTTGCACTGTAGTACCATAAGCGACCATCTGCTGGGTCTTGATCAGGAGCGGCATCACTTGCTGTGTATGTGAATGTAGGTGTACCAACCCAGTTGCTCAAAATTAACCCAGTAGCAACACCATTTGCATAGTTGTTTCTTACTCCACGAACGCTGGTGCTAAACCCAGCGGTAGTGACTGGTGTACCAGTTATATTAATTAATGCTATTGTTCCGCCGGCTGCGTGTGTAAACACAACAGCACCTGCACTGTTGACTGTGGCACTAACGTATGGAATATTGGCACCACTAACTCCAGCAATGAAATCTTCAACTGTGGTTCCTGCTAGTGTAACTGTGGCAGTTGTATTAATAGCAGTGCCCGGTTGGCTGGCTGTAATTGAAAATGAGTTACCAGACACAAATGGCCCCGGAGTAGTATCGTTTCCTGTGATTTCTGTTGCACCAGTAGCATATCTTTCAAATATTGTAAAACTTGATGTGTTATTTTTTAATATGTTTGCATGAGCATATGTAGATCCCGCTGGAATATTTTTTCCGCCGCCACTGGGATCAGTTGTATACAACTCTTCATTTTCAGTAAGATATATTGGACATGTTTGTGCAACAAATGCACCTAGAATGGTACTGTATTTTTTAACAACAAACTGAGCTCCTTGATTCACATCAGTAATTTTTTGCCATACACTTCCAGTTGGTGCTGGCTGTGTTTGAGTCGCACCCCAACGTGGAACTGTATAACTTGGACTTACTTGATAGGTAGGAGCAAAATACTCGGTTGCTGTGATGCCCAATGTTGTCAGCGCAGTGCCAGATATGTTGGCTATTGAAATAATGCCAGTGTTGGCTGTGCTGCCGTCGTTAGTGGCAGTGGAATCAGCATACATGTATAATTTGCCACCAATTGTGGCTGCATATACTCCAGTAATGGCTGCGTCATTAATCGCATCAGCAATGCCATCCACTGTGTTGTTAGGCACAGCAGGAACTGTGATTGTTACGTCATTAACAGAAAAAGTTTGTGCGGCAGTCAACGTAGTTGGAGCCAATGTGCCTGACACAGTTGGCCAGGCAGTTTTCCATTCGTCACTACCAATCAATACCCAGGTATTGTACAAATCTGACAGTGCAGTAGCACTGGTCTGTGCGGATGTTGGGCCACCACGCTTGTAGTATCCTGGATTAAATGTACTGGTTGCAGTAACAGCATAATCACCAATGCTGCCAACTGTCTGCAGTGGAACTGAAGTTCCTGTTTCTAACTGTGTAGTGTTGGTGATCACAATAGGAGTTTGAACAGTAAAGATACCAGTTGTGATATTCCACTGGAAGATGCCCCATTCAGTGTTTGCAGTGTCTAACCAATAGGTATTGTTGGTTGGAGCACCCAATGGGCGTGTCAATGATGCTGTTAGTTCTGTTAAATCAATGTCAACACGCTGAACATAGCAACGATTGCTTACACCCAGTGCAGAGTATGCTGCCAACAGGCCGTATTCGTTTAGTTCGTACCCATTGATTGGAGTACCAGCAGTGGTCTTGTAGAAGAATGGGTTGCCAAACGTAGCGGCCAAATCTCGCTGACTGGTCATTAAATAAACACGGTTAGCATTTGCTGCCAATGTTCCTGGTGCAACGCCAACTCCAGCGGCACTGGTTTTGTTCTGTGCCGTTGCTATTAAAATGTATGGTACTGAATTGGTAGCAGCAGGGATATATTGACTTTCGTCGATAATCGTTACTTCTACGCCTGGGGATACTAATGCCATGGTTAAATCCTTTTTCTAAGTTTTAATATTTAGCACCTATGCGTAAAAAACACGATCATTCGACCCTTTGCAAAGGTTTTTTCCGCTAAATACTCCATGCAAAGACCTTTATGCCCTGCTTGTAATCAAAGATTGTGTGCTGTGAACTACCACCGTGATGGTGTGCCGCACTATAGAACACGATGTGAGCACTGTATCAAAAAACAACGTCGAGTGAAACCACCGGTGGCTCGTTGGCAATCAAGTGGCTATAAGAAAAAAGCCACATGTGATAGATGTGGCTTTAAATCCAAGTACTCTGCGCAAATGTCAGTGTATCATGTGGATGGCAATCTACACAACACCACTGTGAACAATTTAAAAACAGTGTGCTTAAACTGCACCATTGAGATCAAGAAGTCTGATTTGCCTTGGCAGCCAGGCGATCTGGTGCCTGATTTATAACAGTTTGTATCTGCGTATACAGCGAGTCAATGCTGGAGTTGTTGTGCAACACAAAATCAAAGTCAGTACCTACCCAGGCTGTTTCGCTAGCATGAATGCCTTCATTCTTTAACCAGGCTTGTGCTTTGACATCCCCTTGATTTGCTCTAACCGCAATGTCAGTCCAATGCGGTTGAGTACCTCGCTCAACACGGAGTATAATGCCGCCCGAGGCACGTAAGGATTTGATTTCGTTGGGAAAACGGCAGTCACTAATCACAACATTGTCTTCACTGTTACGCAGTTTGTTTTCTAGACTGGCAATCCAAATGTCGTCGTGAAATCCAGAACGGCACACTTCTGTACCCCATAACTGTAGCATTAAACGTGGTGTTAGTTCAGGCATGTTCAAACGTTTGGCCCACCAGGAGTCCACCTGTTCTCTCCATTCACGGGCCTGTGCTGTGCGGCCTTCTAGCAGGGTACGATCCCAGCCAAACACCTGTGCCACTGCATCTTTAAGGCTGTTGGCAAAACTTTCACGCCTGTACTCGTGGAAATTCACCAGGTAGTCTGCAACAGTATCTTTGCCAGATCCAATAAATCCGCATACGCCAATGATCATGATAATTCCGTTACATTTAAATGTTTGAGTGTGGTTTGCAACAACTCAATTTGTCTACGGCAGTCTTCTAACGCATGATGACTTGTAGGCGGTTTGGGCAGGCCTGGCCACAGAGCAAACACTGTTCTCGAATCTCTAACTGCATAAAACTGCCACGGAATTGGTTTTCCGTAACTTTTATAAGCATGTTCCAGGATGTTCATGTCATATGTGGGACCTTGTGCCCAAACACGATTGCTTTGCCAAATCAGCCGGCCCAACTCATCCAGTGCTTGGTCTAACGGAATTCGGTCTTGTTCGTGAAATGCTTCATCACGTGCTGCCGCAGGTTGAGTTGCCCACCAGTCAATTGTGCCTTGTTGGATTGATCTATTTTCTTGGCTCTCTAGTGCGATACGAGCATAGTATTTGCGCTCATTGTATCCAGAGCCTAGCGGATCAAAACTCTGGGCCGCAATGGTTAGTATTGTGGTGTCAGGGCCGGTGCCCAAACCTTCTAAGTCAATCATTAAATCTGCCATGTGTTATTATAACACACAACTGTATGATTTGCAACAGATGTTTAGCCGATTACCCAACTCAGGGGCTGTGAACCATCCACATAGTTCTTGAGATCTACCAGCAGTGCTTCCATTTGCGCTGTGGCTTCAGATTTCATTGCGGCACCGTTTAAGGTTCCGCCACCCTGTGGGCCTGCAATGGTACCAAACTTTTCACGTGCTTCACCAATGATCATTTTGCAGTTGGCCACCATGTAATCACGTATCCATTGACTGATCTGGAAGTCACTCAGCAGGTTGAATTCAGGTTTTAGATTGTAGGTCCAAAGCAGTACATTCTCGCCAGTGCCTTTTGGGTCACGGATAATCTGCAATTTCTTGGTAACAGGATTCCAAGTGTAGTTCATGTAGCCGCCAAACATACGTGCGGCCAGTTCAACATACTGGCTGTAGAAGTCATAAGTGGCCAGGCCGCCAGCCACATTAAAGTTCATTAGATAAACGTTGACACTGGCTTGTGAGAACGGATCAAAGTTTGACGAAAACGGTCCTGCTGAATCGCCAAACGTTCTACGGAAAATCTGTCGAACCTGTATGGTTTCTTGGGGCAAGGTATAGATGTTTACATCCTTGACCAACTCCATAAAGGTATAACTTTCTTCATACGCACCCTGAGCACGTTGACGATACACACCAATTGTTTTTTGGTATGCGGCTTCGTAATGCTCTGCATCTAGTTCAAGGTCAATGATCTGCGAAGCCAGTTGTAACTGCACATATTCAATAAGGTTTTGTTTTAGCGTATTAAGGCTTGATTGTTCTTCAATTGCCATGGTATAGAGCTCCGTTCCAGTTATTTACCAGGATTTAAGGATGATCAGGTTCTCTGTGCCACGTCCGTTAAACGGTGTTTCTGTTGTGGTCAGATCCTTGTAGATCTTTCTAGCGGCTGGCTTGCCTGCGGCACCTAATGCTCGAAGCACATCTGCAGGCTTGCGTACAGTTTTTTGCTGGCTCTCTACTGTACTGAACCCAATAATTGAGTTGCTCTTTACAGTAAACGCCTGTGCGTGGCTGTCTGCTACAACATGTATCAGTTTACGCTTTTTGGTGTCATACAACCAGGCTTCTGCTTTGTCCACCAAACTTGCGGCAGGTAAGCCTTTGAGTTTGAGTTCTGCAAATTCCATGACATGCTTGAACTTTGCGGCACGTTTTTCTGGAGGCACTGCTTTGACCTTGCGTGGTTTGCGCTCAACCTTTTTAATCTGTACATACGCACCACAGTCCGAGATCACCAACTCACAGAACTTTACGCAATTCCGTAACTGCACCTTGCTCAAGAAACTGTAGCCTTGTACTAGGTCAGCATCTTTGCCCTCTACTGCCGCATCAAATTCTGCTTGTTTGCGTGTCCAGATTTGTCGAATGTCGTTTACCATCTGTGGGGCAATGTTTAGGCTACGCATCAGCACCACGGGCTTGTAGTCTGCGTTGAGTTTGGCTCCTGACGCAACGAAGTCATCAAACAAGCCGTCCAACTCACCTGCGCATTCTGATACCTTTTCACGCAGTCGGTCCTGGATGGTGATTCGTGGTACTGAATCATCAACAGGTACTTCTGCTACCTCTTCATCTTGTTTGGATTCCAAAATCTCTCGAAGCAAGTTATCCAATTTGATCTGCTCGTGATCTGTGAGCTCCAGTCCTACCTGACTCATGCGGCACAACCAGCCTGTTGTGAGTCGAATTGAACTGTCTGGAATGCGTCGAAGTGTTCGAACATCGTCTTTACGACCATGTGCTTCCAAATAGTTTACAATCATGTCACGGGCATCTTTTTTGCCGTAAAAGTAATTGTACCAGGAGAATGCATGACTAAAGGCACTGATGCGGCCTTCTGTGGGTTGTGTTTTCCAAGTGGGTTCCATGCCCATGGCATTGGTATCTGCACTGCGTGGGTTTAGAGGTTTAACGGGTTTAGTTGCGATCATAATATTCCTTACTTAGTTCTGGGCAAGTGTTTTACAGCGTCAAAAAGTTTAGCGGCACGAACGACGTCAAAATTTTTGTGTTTGTACATCCAGGCCTTTTTGCGTTCTGCTGTTTCCAAGGCTTCTGCCAGTCGCCATTTAGTGTCAAAGTCTGCAGACATTATAATGCGGCTCATGTCCACAATGTCCAGTGCATACTCCACCCATTTTTCTGTGGCTTTTATCTTGTCATAAGACTGTATAAACCCCTTGCCTTTTGGGCCTGTGTACTTTGCTAAAAAGTTAACAGCTTTCATAACATACTCCTAGAGTGGTTAAGTGTGTATTATAGCAGTTTAGGATTTAATGGTCAACCGGTACCATAAATACACAATGATCTTCCATAATAACAAGTATAGTCGATGGTACAACCAAATTATAGAACGGGCGAAATGCCGTTTATTAACCGGCGAGTATAAAGAAATACATCATATTATGCCTAAATGCTTGGGCGGGAATAACGACTCTAGCAACCTAGTAGAGTTAACTGCCAGAGAGCATTTTATTGCACACTGGTTACTTACTAAGATGGTGGATGGCAATAATCAAAAAAAGATGGCCTATGCCTGTAAAATGATGATGCATAGTCGCGGAAAAGGACAACAGCGACATCGTGTTACTTCGAGGATATACGAAACATTAAAACAAAACTTAAACATCATCCTTAAAGGTAGAGAATTTACTGACGAGTGGAAAAATAAATTAAAAATTAGTGCCCAGAATCGTGCAGCCAACGAAAGCCAAAGAGTTAAACAAATTAGAAGAGAAACAATGATTAAAGTTAACAAGGCTCGTAAAGGCGAAAAACGATTAGCAAGTACCGGTAGTAATAATCATTTTTATGGTAAAGGATTTTTTGGAGAAGAAAATCATTTTTACGGCAAACATCATACAGAAGAAACATTAAAAAAATTACGTGGTCCAAAAACTAAGTATCATTGCAATAATTGTAATGCTTTAATAGGTGGTAAATCTAACTATGACAGATGGCATGGTGATAATTGCAAAGCAGTTAAAGGAGAATTAAAATTCCACGCCTAAGCATGTACCGGCCTAACCGGACAAATGATTACAAATACTTAGATCAAGTTATAAGTGAACAATACACTGTTGGCGGTTTGGATATTTACATCCACAAGTACATGGGTCCGGCCACAGGCGACCCCGGTGATGCAGATGCTACGCTTCCTGTTTACGAAACTTCAAATCCGTTATTCATTGAAGATTTACTGTTGCTAGAAAACCGTGATCGACAATACGATCCTGATGTGTATATACAACGCGGTGTGTATCGTGTGGCAGACGTTGACTTTGATCTTACACAATTTGGCTTGTTTTTGAACAACGACACTTTATTCATCACATTTCATTACAATGACATGATTGACACCATTGGGCGCAAACTCATGTCAGGTGATGTGATAGAGATTCCCAACCTAAAAGATTATCATCCCTTAGACAAAAGTCTAGCCAAAGCATTGCCGCGCTGGTATGTGATTCAAGATGCGGCCTTTGCTAGTGAGGGTTTCAGTCAAACTTGGCTGCCGCACTTGTGGCGGGTCAAAGCCACTCCAATGGTCAATGCTCAAGAATACAACAGCATTACCAAACAGGCATTTGAACCCAACAACATCTGGGATCCGGGTAATTATTATCCTGCTGGCACTGTTGTGAACAATGGCAACAAGTACTACACTGCCAACACCAATGTTCCGCCTGGCACAGACATAACCAACACCACGTACTGGACCGAAAAGACTCCAGACACCATTGCAGGAAAAACTTCTACTCGCACAAAAGATCTAGAATTAAACGATGCAATTTTAGTACAAGCAGATGTGGAAGTTCCGCTCACTGGTTACGATACAGTAAAGTTTTATATTCTTCCCACAGCAGAAGATGGACAACCTGCACAATCAGGCCTGACAGCAGACGAGACACCGCCCACAGTGGATGGCACACAAGGCGGCGAGGGTACTACACCGCGGTCAGATGGCTACACAATTGGCTACTTGACTGGTGACGGCATTGCACCAAACGGATTGCCTGTGACTCCGGGTGTTAGTTTTCCGGCAACTCCAGCAGTTGGCGACTATGCCTTGCGATTGGATTACTTTCCAAACCGCCTGTTCCGGTTCAATGGTGCGTCATGGGTCAAGATTGAAGACAGTGTTCGTATCAAACCTGTGTTTGAGTCCGAAGGGCCGGCAGCGTCACAACGAGCCAGTTTTGTCAACAATAGAAACACAGTACAGACCACTGACCGTGGTGCTATTCCAAGCCGACAGAGTTTGAGTGAGATCCTCAAACCCAATGCAGACAACGGTGGTTAAACAACAATGACAACAGAGAATTCAGCCGCAAATCCAATGTTCTTTTACGACGAACAAATACGTCGCTTTTTGCTACAGTTCACCCGCATCTTTTCAAACTTTCAAGTAGAATACGGACGCAACGAAGAAGGCACAGCACACACACTGGTACGTGTGCCTATACGCTACGGTGATTCAAGTAGACAAGTACAAACCATCATGCAGAACAACTCTGCTAGTTTTATGACATCTGTGCCCATGATGAGTTTTTACATTTCTGGATTTGACTACGATCGTCCCAGAATGCAAGAGCCCTACTATGTCAGCAACATTGCTGTGCGTCAACGCACCTACGATGATGTCACTGACACCTACGAAACCACACAGGGCAATGCGTTTACCATTGAACGCTTGATGCCTGTGCCATACAAACTCACACTCAAGCTGGACATATGGACCAGCAACACCAATCAAAAGATGCAGTTGTTGGAACAGATTGTGGTGTTGTTTAACCCTGCGTTGGAAATTCAAAGCACAGACAACTATCTTGACTGGACCAGTTTGAGCATTGTTGAACTAGAATCAACACAG